GACATAGCAGTAGGTGCTTCTCCAAATAGTTTTGTATCTTTTTATCAAGTTGAATATAAAAAAGCATCTGACTCAGATTTTATAATCTACGCACAAGGTTCAGGTCTTACACATAGAGTCTTAAATGTAATTGACCAAGAAACTTATGACGTTAGAGTAAAAGCTGTTGGTGTAAGTGGTGCGTCTAGTACTTATGTAACTGCACAAAGAACTATTGTTGGTGCAACAGACCCTATATCAAATGTAACAGATTTTTCTTGTAATATTGTTGGAAACGAAGCCCATTTATCTTGGGAAGCTGTAACGGATTTAGATTTAGCTTATTACCAAGTAAGATATTCAACTTTAACAAGCGGTGCAGAATGGCAGAACTCAGTATCATTAATTGAAAAGGTATCAAGACCAGCAACCTCAGTATCAGTACCAGCAAGAGTAGGTTCTTATTTAATTAAAGCGGTAGATAAATTGGGTAACTTTTCTTTACAAGCAACTGTTATCGCAACTAATGTAACAGCGATAGGTAATTTTAATAATGTTGCAAGTGCAACAGAAAACCCTAATTTTACAGGAACAAAAACAAATCTTACTCTTGCAAGTGATTTATTAAGATTAACTGATTTAAGTGCTACGGGAACTTACGAATTTGCAAGTGTTATTGATATTGGTGCAAGTCATACATCTAGAGTTACAGCTTCTTTAACTCAATTCTCAGAAGACCCTACTGATTTATTTGATTCTAAAAGTGGTCAATTTGATTCAGCTAGTGGTTCATTTGATGGAGATGCACCAGCTAACGAAAACGCACATTTAGAAATAGCTTTGTCTGATGATAATTCTACGTTTACTGCATTTAGAAATTTTGTAATTGGTGATTATACAGCAAGATATTATAAATTTAGATTAGTTTTAATTTCAAGAGATGGGACAACAACACCTGTTATTTCTGCATTATCTGTATCTATTGATATGGAAGATAGAATACAATCAGGAAATGATATATTAAGTGGTGCTGGTACAAAAACAGTTTCGTTTACAAAAGCATATAAAACTGCTAATTATGCAGTAGGTATTACAGGACAAGGAATGGCAACAGGTGATTTTTTCTTAGTAGAAAACAAAACAATAAGTGGATTTGATGTTACTTTTAAAAATTCATCTAATAGTGCTGTTTCAAGAACATTTGATTTTATAGCAAAAGGATTTTAATAAATGGCTAATCACGATTATATAATAGATAACCAAACATTCCCAGCAACTAGGACAGATTTAAATAATGCTTTGTCTGCTATTGTATCTAATAATTCTTCATCATCAGAGCCATCTACTAAATATGCGTATCAATGGTGGTATGATACTTCATCAAATACTTTAAAATTTAGAAATGCTGACAATGATGCTTGGGTTTCATTTGCTATATTTGATATGTCTACTGATACAGTTAATATTGTAGATAGCACAGTTACTTTATCTAGCTTATCATCTTTGTTTCACGATAGAGGTGCTTATGGTTCTGCTTCTTCTCCGATAACCTATACAGTAACAGTAGGAACAAAAACTGCGGCACACCCATATCACTCAGTAGGAAGTTCTAATGCTTATTTTTTAGAGTCTATGGAAGCACCAGCATTTACTTTAAATGGTGCAGATACAGCAAAACCTTACTATTACAAATTTGACCAATCAGACGGAACAAACGCATCACACCCTTTAAGATTTTATTTAGATGATGGAAAAACGACAGCTTATACAACGGGAGTTACGACCAATGGAACTGCTGGTTCTGCTGGTGCATATACTCTTTTAGCAGTTGATGAATACACACCTAATATTTTGTACTATCAATGTTCTTCTCACGCAAATATGGGAAATCATTTAAAGATTATTTCAAGTAAAATTAATTCAAATGGTGTTGCTTTTAAAATGCCAACAGCAGACGGAACATCAGGTCAAGCTATGGTTACTGACGCATCAGGTAATTTATCTTTTGCTTCTATATCAGAAACTAAACCAACAATTACATCTTCAAATTTATTTTTAGCACCTGACACGGCATCAAGTATTACTATTGCTGGGACTAACTTTGTATCTGTTCCAATAGTTGAAGCTATAAACTCATCAACGGGTGCAATTACTAGAGCATCAGCAGTTACATTTACAAGTGCTACATCAATCAATGCTACCTTTACTCTTGCTTCTGCATCTTATTTTATTAGAGTTGAGAATAATGATGGTAACGCTGTAAGATCATCTTCTGCTATTTTATCTGCTTCTGCTTCTCCAACTTTCAGCACCTCTGCTGGTAGCATAGGAACTGTATCTGCGGCAAGTTCAGTATCATTGTCAGTAGCGGCATCATCAGACTCAACAGTAGCTTTTTCAGAAACAACATCTATTTTAACATCAAACGCTAACACACCAGCAACGACAATGAATTTATCTTTAAACAGTAGTACGGGTGCAATTACAGGAACAGCACCTAGCCCAACGGGAGATACAACTTATACTTTTACGATTAGAGCAACTGACGCAGAATCACAAACAGCAGATAGACAGTTTTCAATTACTGTTTCAGTTGGTATAAACAACTCAGGACAATTTAATTAGGATAATATTATGGCTAATTCATCAACATACATATATAGAACACCATCTTCTACAGGAAGTAATACCATATCAACATTTTCAGCTTGGTTAAAGAAAACAGTAAATGGAAGTTATGAGGGTATTTTTACATCTGTTTATGAAACAGGGGAATTTTTTGAAATAAATTTTGAAACAGGAGATTCTCTTGAAGTAAGAGCAAAAGTAAGCAGTAGTTATGTTTTAAGAAAAATTACTACTAGAAAATTTAGGGATAATTCTGCGTTTTACCATATCGTAGTTGCTATTGATACTACAGATGGAACAGCAGAAGATAGATGTAAAATCTATGTCAATGGAACAAGAGAAACAAGTTTTTCTACAAATACAAATCCATCTCAAAATCAAAATTTAAATATGAATACTGGTTCTAGTTATCAACACAGAATAGGTAGAGATGAATGGACTACACCAGCTTACTATGATGGTTTAATGGCTCACGTTCATTGGGTTGATGGAACTGCTTATCAGGCATCAACTTTTGGCGAGAGCGATTCTGTTAGCGGGATTTGGAAACCGAAAACTAATCCATCAGTAACTTATGGAACTAATGGTTTCTTTTTTAAATTTGAAAACTCAGGAAATATGGATTTAGATAGTAGTGGTAATAATCATACATTTACAACAGGGGGAACACTAACTCAAAATATAGATACACCTAGTAATAACTTTGCTACTTGGAATCCTTTAAAAACTTCTGAGGGTTCAAATGTTAGAATACCAAGTTTTGATTTAGGAAATACAAGAGCGAATTTTGATAATGCTTCTTATAATGAAAGTGCTTATACAACTTTAGCAGTTAGTAGTGGTAAATGGTATTGTGAAATGAAAGCAGAAGATATATCTGCTAATGCAAATACAAGAATTGGAATTGCTAATATAGAATATACAGGAAGTTCATTTCAAGGAAATGATACTAACACTTTTACATATCAAGCTGATGGTAATAAAAGAGTAGCTGGTACAGCATCAAGTTATGGAAATACTTATACGACAGGAGATATAATAGGTATAGCTATGGATTTGGATAATCAAAAATTATATTTTTCTAAAAATGGTGTCTTTCAAAATTCAGGAGTACCAACTTCAGGTAGCACAGGAACAGGTGCTATTTCTATTAATAGTAATATAAATTATAGTTTTTATGCAGAGGACTATGCTTCAAGCGGAAATAAAGAAATTTCAGCTAATTTTGGTCAAGGATATTTTGGCACAACACAAGTTGCTAGTGCTGGAACTGCACCTAGTGAGGGTGGAATCTTTGAATACGATTGTCCTAGCGGCTACCAATCTTTATGTACGAAAGGTATTAACAGTTTTTAATTAATATGATAAAAAGGATTTAACTATGGCTTATATTTCATTTCAACCATCAGATTATTTTAATACTAAACTTTACACAGGTACATCAAGTGGAAATCAAGCTGTAACAGGTGTTGGATTTCAACCTGATTGGATATGGACTAAAAATAGAGTAGATGCTTTTGGTTCTAATCTTTATGATGCCATAAGAGGAACAGGATATTATTTACAATCTAATAATACTAGTACATCACAATCAGCCGTAACTTCACTAATTTCTTTTGATAGTGATGGTTTTACTGTTGGAACAGGTGATAATGTTCAATATACTTCAAATAATGGTGTAGCTTGGAATTGGAAAGCCAACGGACAAGGTTCATCAAACACAGACGGAAGTATAAACACAACATACACATCAGCTTCAACTACATCAGGATTTTCAATATCTACTTATACAGGCACAGGTGCAAATGCTACAGTAGGACATGGTTTAGGTGTTGTTCCAAATATTGTATTAGTAAAAAGTACATCAAATGGAGAACATTGGTGTATGTATAATTCTAATCTTGGTAATACTTCAAGACTTTTATTAAATTTAACTAATGCAGTAGAAACATCAAGAAGTGAATGGCAATCTACAACACCAACATCTTCTGTATTTTCGCTAGATGGTTCTGACCAAGTAAATGGTAGTGGTAGTAAAACTTATGTTGCTTACTGCTTTGCAGAGAAAAAAGGATTTAGCAAGTTTGGTTCATATACAGGAAATTCAAATGCTGATGGCGCTTTTATTTACACAGGTTTTAGACCTGGTTGGATTATGATTAAAAGATATGACTCAGGTACTGAAGATTGGAATATGTGGGACAGCAAAAGAATTGGTTACAATATATCAGGTAATGATAAATTATTTGCTAATTTAAATAATGCAGAACTTACAACTGAAGATGCAATAGATATTCTTTCTAATGGTTTTAAATTAAGAAGCACTAATGGTGGTTTTAATAACAGTAGTGGTTCATACATCTATATGTGCTTTGCAGAATCAAGTATCGTATCATCAAATGGTGTTCCAGCAACAGCAAGATAATGGAAATTATTTGTTATATTTTTTTAACATTATGGATAATCGGAATAACTAATTAAATAGGAGTTTAATATGCAATTAAGCAAACACTTTAAGTTGGAAGAATTTGAAAAGTCAATGACAGCTACTCGTAAGGGTATTGAGAATAAAGCTGGTTCAGGAGAAATAAAAAATCTTACTGATCTTTGTTATGGAGTATTAGAACCTGTAAGAGTAAAGTTTGATAAACCAATTACAATCACATCAGGATATAGGTCTGAAGAATTGTGTGTAGCAATAAATAGCAAAAAAACGAGCCAACATACAAAAGGTGAAGCGGCAGACTTTGAAATAGCTGGTATATCAAATTTAAAAGTAGCTTTATGGATTTCTAATAACTGCGACTTTGACCAACTTATTTTAGAATATTGGAAAGATGATGACCCTAACGCTGGTTGGATTCATTGTAGTTTTAAAGAGGGAAGTAATAGAAAACAAATCTTAACTTTTGACGGAAAAAAATATATAAATGGATTACCTGATGCTAAATGGTCAGATGGAAAACTACAAAACTAATAGGAGAAAATATGAAACTAACTAAGAAACAAAAAAAATTGCCTAAAGGTTTGCAAATGGCGATTATGAAGAAAAAGAAGAAAACTAAAAAAAGGAAATAATTATGCCTTATCATACAGGACACGGAAAGAAAAAAAAGAAGAAGAAGAAAAAAAAAGGTAAAAAGAAAAAATAATGGTTAAAGTAGCATCTATAAAAAATATTATTAAAGACCTTAAACCAAGACAACAAAAAACTATGAGATCACACGCAAGACATCATAGTTTAAAACATATGAGGTCTATGGCACTCGCTATGAAAAAAGGTGCTACTTTTCAATCAGCACATATTAGAGCAATGAGGTCAGTAGGAAAATGAAAAGACGTAGAGTTCCAAAAGATAAGAAAACAAAAATACCTAAAAAGTATTTATCAGGACTCAAAGGTGGTAAAAGATCAGCTAGAGCAAATCTTATAAAAGCAATGTCTGAAGCTTATAAAAAAGGGCAAAGAATACCAAGATCAATGTTTAAAGCGAGGTATAATTAATGGCAGTTAAAAGAAAACCTTTATCTAAACAAGTTATTACTACACTTAGAGCAAAAGCAAAGACTAGAAAAAATATAACATTAGGTCAGTTAAAAAAGGTTTATCGTAGAGGTCAGGGTGCTTTTTTATCTGCTGGTTCAAGACCTCGTACTTCTATGGCTAGTTGGAGTATGGGTAGAGTAAATAGCTTTTTAAGAGGTTCACGCAAACACGATCTTGATTTAAGACGAAAAAAACGTAAAAGGTAGTTATGAAAAAAGCTACTACAACAAATGAAAAGTTTATAGAGATTGATGGTAAGATAAAATTACTTCATCAAAAAATTCACATCATAGAAACAAATCATCTTAAACATATGCAAAGAGATATAGATAGAATTTTATATTTAATTTGCGGTGTAGGTTTAGCAGTAGTTTCCCAATTCCTTTACATTATTTCAAATTAATAGTACAAGTATAACTTGTATGAATCACAAAAAAATATTAGTAATTTCTGATATGCACTTGCCTTATCAACATAAGGACTCAATAAAATTTTTAAAAGAAATCAAAAAAGAATTTAGACCTGACAAGATTGTGAACATTGGCGATCTCTTAGACTTCCACGCAATATCAATGCACGATAGCAACCCTGATTTATATTCTGCTGGTATGGAACTAGATAAAGCAAAAGAATATATAAAAGTATTAGAAGATATATTTCCTGAAGTGATAGAAGTAGATAGTAACCATAGTAGTCTAGTTTATAGACGAGCATTAAAATATGGAATGTCTAAACAATTCTTAAAACCATATGGAGAGTTCTTAGGAACTAGAAAATGGAAGTGGATTGATGATTTAACTCTTACTATGTCTAATGGTCAAAGATGTTTCTTTACTCATGGAAGAAGTGCAGATGTATTAAAGGTATCTCAAACTATGGGAATGAATTGTGTTCAAGGACACTATCATACTAAGTTCTTAATAAGCTATTGGGCAAATCCTGATAATCTATTCTTTGCTATGAATGTGGGTTGTTTAATAAATCAAAAGTCTATGGCTTTCTCTTATGCTAAAAACTTTAAAACAAGATTTATACTAGGTTGTGGAATAATATTAAATGGAATACCAAGACTACTTCCTATGGTTATTAATAAAAAAGGAGATTGGATTGGTAAGATAGTATGAAGAAGAAATGCTGTGGAAAGTATGCTTTAAAAGGCGAGAGAGCAACGGAGAGTGCCTTAGATAGACAAGTGGGCAGTACCAAGCACTATAAAGATTTTAAAATACAACCTATTGAATTTATAACTGCTAACAAGCTTAGTTTTATTCAAGGTAATGTTATTAAGTACATCTGTCGTTATGATAAAAAAAATGGTAAAGAAGATATTGATAAAGTCATTCATTACTGTGAATTATTAAAGGAGTTAGAATAATGTGGTTCGGATTAGCAAAAATAGCATTACAAACAGGTGCTAAAGTTTATGCAAATAAACAAAAGCAAAAAGAAGCAATGTCACAAGCGGCACTACTTACGGCAGAAAAGATGGCAAGAGGAGAGACAGAATATCAAGGTAAATTATTAGAAGCTAGACAAAACGATTATAAAGACGAGTTTGTTTTAATTATATTGTCAGCACCAATCATTGTTCTTGCTTATGCAGTTTTTAGTGATGACCCAGCTATGATGCAAAAAATAGAATTATTCTTTCATCACTTTGGCAATTTGCCTGTTTGGTTTCAAACTTTATGGATTACTGTTGTTGCAAGTATTTTTGGAATAAAAGGTACACAGATATTTCGTAACGGAAAAAAGTAATTTAATTTAATCTTAAATATCTATATTGTGAAGTATGAGTAACGAAATAGATTTTGTGATAACTGAATTAACTGTTGAAATATTAACTAATAACAATATGGGTAGAGCAAGTTTTATATTTATAGATCAGACTCCACATTTCCCTAAAGTAAATAATATGCTTAATCAGATAGATGAAAAGGAAGATGCTTTTATTGGTAATTATAGTATCTCAACAACTGAGATTACTGAAAGAACAGATATATCAAGCTTAGATTTTATTAAGCACTAAGCAATAGATAAACATAAAACACCATCAAAGAAAACATAACAATATAAACTGTTGATATGGCTATAACCTTACCCCAATTTATTTTAGTTTTCTCTCTTTGATAATGACCATTGTTATCTAAGTACAGTTTTGTCATTAGCCCTCTTGTTTGTTCATAAGTGTTAAATCTCTTTTAAGTTCACTTTGTTTGAGACTCGCATACCTATCAAGATTATTATAATGCAGTTTAGCTTTAATAAGATTACTCTCAGCATCTGCATAATGTTTTACTATATCTGTGTATTCTTGATCTGTTCTAGCTTTGTGTTCTGCTTCTATTACAGTTTTAGAATCAAGCTTATGTTTTAAAAAGCATTTAGAGAAAGTTGCTTTCTTACCCTCATCTAACACTATGGCTTTACCTTGCCAATCTTTCCATTCTCTACTTGCCTTTTCTAATTCTAAATATACTTGCTTACTGTTTAAATGTTCAAATGTTTCTACCATATTATGACTCCTGTTATAAATCCTATTAAAAACCAAATGATCTCTTGTCTATAATACAAAGACCAAAACTCTAACTTTTCTTTTATTTTATGGGTATTCATATAAATCCTTTATTAGTTCTTCATCATCTTTTACTTTTGCTCTTAGGTCTTTTACTTCTTGCTCTAGTCTAGTTAATCTTATTCTTAATTGACCATTAAGTGTTTTGTGAGATTTGTTCATAGTAGTTAAACGATCTATTGTGTTTTGAAGTTCTGCGTTATGATCTTTAAACATTTTATTGTTTTTCTTATACATTTCGCACTCTAACTCTAAATCTTTTATTTTAACTTCCAAGTCTAAATCTCCTCTATGCTCTCTATCCATAAATTAAAATGGTATCTCATCATCTAATTCTCTCATTGACTTATGATCTTCCATAGTAACAGGTTGTGCGTTATCAGGTGCAGATGGTTGGGCTTCTGTCATTTGTTGAGAAGAATATTGTGGCATAGTTTGACCAATAGGTTTCATACCATCAACATTTCTTGATTGGTAATTATCTTTTACAAAATACCAAATAAACTTTCTTTGCATATTAGAATGTGTGTACTTATCCATTCTATCAGACTCTAAATCAACAGAACCTAATTTTAGAACATAACCTTGTTTTACTTTTTCTACAACGTGCTTCTCATTTAACCAATTAGCAAATTGATATGTAGAGTATTTTCTACCTGTCAAAGTATCTTTGAACATAGTTTTACT